CATTCTGTTATAATAGACTAATCCTAACTTCTTACAACTTATTACTTGTGGATAACTTTTCTTTTCTGTGGATAACTTTTTGAATCTTCTGTCATCATTTTTTGCTTGTTTTTTTTTCACGCAACTGCGGGTGCGTTGTCACGAAATATAATACTATATACCCATGTCAAGGTCATAGGGGAAATGGAGAATGGAGAATGGACTCGTGGGCGAGAGTTGAACTCGCATTATTAGATTTGCAGTCTAACGCATAACCTTTCTGCCACCACGAGAACGGCACGTGGGCGAACGCCCACGCACTAGAGATAATATTATTGAGTTTGCATTTGAAGAAGTGGAAAGTTCTCTGTAAGAATCTCGCTCTCTTCTTCTGAGTCAATGACAGGCTTCAACTCGACAGACCTAACTAGCTTAGTCTTGTAAGACTTATAAACGTCGGGTTGATCTTTTCTGAAAGATTCACTGTCAAACCTTTCATATTCACGCACGATCACATTGAGCTTATGATCAATACCTTTGAGGACTTTATCTTCTTCCTCAACGAAAGACTTGACCAAGTCTTTCTGTTCCTTCAACTTCGAACTGATGAAGTTGCTTAGGATAGTTAGCCTTGCTAACTTGTCTATTTCCTTCTTTTTGTTCATGTTGCCTCCTTTGGCTTATGTGTGAGCGATTTGACAGATTGATCATCTTTCAACGGGTACCCCCCGTATTGAATCGCCTCGCTCATATATTATATATAATCATATCCTAACTAATTACAAGTTCTTATTAATATAAGTTGTGGATAACTTTTTTGAACAAAACAGGCTTTGGTGTCAGGGATCTGCATCTGCTGGCTGCAGGACACCAGTATTAATACCTATAAAAGGCGAAGGAATAAATGGAGAATGGAAACCACGATCCACAGCACCAGCAGCAGAGTGTAACTGGCCAGAATCTCACGGAAGATATTACCAATCCCAAAAGGTAGCCTGGCGATGGAGAACGACACAAAAACACACACCAGGGTAATGACGCCAAAGTATACCAGAAATGGAGGCAACTATTCATTGTCTCTTTCATCATCGTCCCAATCCATGCAGATGCCTCTGCACACATCTTCGCATGCCCACCACGCCAGCAGGTTCCGGAGCTGCAGCTCACTGCCCACGTCTTTCGATCCATTAAAGGTCACAATGAGATGGAGAATGGATGGTTCGCCCATGTCGTCAGCCATGTCACTCAACCTGTCCCAAATCTCCTCTTTGTATTTCTCGTAAAACGCAGACGTGTCTGCGTAGTAAATCAACTCACCAATGGTGCCACCAGAACAACCATGCTCTGCTGTCTCTCTGATGGTGCTTTTCTCCTGGTTATTTAAGAGCCAGTCTAGAATGGAGTCTTCCTTGAACTCAACGGGCATTGTAAAACCTCTCCTGAACTTCTCTAAGACTCACAAACCAAGGCACACGCACCCAGCCATGTTTGTTTAATAGTAAATGGATAATGTGATCGTATTTATATTTATTCATCTTTCCTCCTTTGTTTAGTAAGGGAAATGTCAATCCTGATCGGACTCGTTATCATTTCCCTTTTGCTTGATGGATCTACGATGTTGTGCATCGATTTCACGCTACACAACCCATTAGGAGAAGGTTCATCAATATCCTTCATGTCGTAGATCCTGTGCGATTCAGGGTCTCGAGTCATTACGGCAACTACCTGAATCTTCTATTACCCAGCTGTTTAAAGACCCCTGGGGTTATAACCTTACAGGTCTATAATATATATAGTCCCATTTAGTTAGGATGTCAAGAGCTAAAGTAAGTTTTTTTACCAGCAGGTCAGGCCTGGACAGCTCCTGGTTATTATTAAGGTAAGGGTAAGAGGTGTGGTGGTGATGGGGAATGGGCAATGGATGGCGACCCGTCACCGAGTCGCCGTTTGTTTATGTTTGGCTAACTTAAACAAAGAAGGAAGACTTATCCAGTAGCACAATGTACTCCTGCTGTCAACCAGCAGGTGACGCTGCCCAGCTCTACAGCATCCTGGTCTGGCTGCAGCTTTTAGTAATGTAGGGCAATGGAAAATGGCTTTAGAGCAATGGACTAATGGAGACGAGCAGATCCACCAACGTCAGGTGTCCATCCAGCCAGGAGATGCAGCAGGAGATCCCAGCTCCCAGACCTGGGGCCGGTGGAGATGGAACACAGTGGAGACTTAGTATCAATGGACTTGGGGTCACGGACAATGGAGCCTGAGAATAATTTGGTGGTCTTCGAAAGAGGGTCTCTGGCAAGTACAAATACGGGACAGCCAATAGAATAATGTCGATTTATCCACGCTATTTGATGCGCAGAAAAGTTCAAACGATTATTCTTTATTATCTTGAGTTCTACCCAAAATGGACGCTTATAAAAGCCAAACAAATCAGGGATTCCCAGCCCTGTGCTGGACTCAATTCGTGTCCATACAACACCTTTAGTGTTGCGTTTAAGTTGTGCCCAAAGATTCTTCTCTTCAGACATGATCAGTAATCCAACATTTGTTATTATCTAAGTCAACAAACAGTAATTCTACCCCCAGTTTTTTTTGATATGCAGTTCTACTCCTGCTAATTCTGATACCTTTTTTCTTACCAGAATGATAACGAGAAACAGACTTGACATCATAAAGATGTGTCTGTCCACGCTTGTCAATTGTCATCAAGTCAACACAACCTGTATCATGTATTGTCTTGAATATCAGATTCCCCTTCTTCAGCAAGAATGTTATCGCCAGGTTCTCCGCTAGGTTCCCCTTCCACGCTGTCTTGTGCAATAACCTCAAACTCGCCAGAAATGGATAGTTTCTTTCTAAGTTCAATTAGTTTGTCCTCTACCTCTCCGACAGACATCTGATCAATAGTTCCATGCATGATCTCTTTTCTGTCTATATACAATCCAGCTACCATGCCACGATACTTTTCGGCAGCAATAGCTCCAGTATAATTACCGGCAGCCTCTGCACTATCTCGTAGCTCAGCTAGTTTTTGTATGTGAGTTTTATAGGAAATGGAATATCTCCTATTCAATTCTGCACGCCGTCTTTCAAGTTCGTCAACGACATGTGGGTAGTATTTTGGGTTTTGCAGCTTACTGGCAACCACTACAGCAATACCTTCAGAGTATCCTGCATCAATTGCACACTGTTTTGCACTCTGAATTGTGCCCTTTTCAATGAAAATATTGACAAATTGTGCCTGTTTTGGGGTCAATTCGAGTGTTTTTTGTGCTTTTTTTGGCATGTTTTTTACCTAACTTTGGAGGGTCACCCTCCAAAAAGCCTTATTTATCGCCAAATGGTGTAAATATGTTAGTGCTCGTTTACAACCGTTTAACAACTTATTTACAGAGGGAACCCGCGATATATATATCTTTTTACTACTTTGTAAATATGTAAACCGATTTTGCTCATTTCGTGCGGTTTTAGATTTAGTTTCTGTAGAATAATATATATATTGGTTTACATGAAATTTGTCAGAATTGATTGGGAGGATACTATTGAACATCAGACTGGTTGGTATGAACAAGAAGACATCAAAGACCTTGATCCACCACCTCTCGTTTGGAGTTTTGGGTTAATTTTAAAAGAAGAAGAAGATTCTATTACTGTGGTTGCGGACTGGATACCAAAAACTAAATCTTTTGGTCGGGGGACCACGGTCCCTAGAGGAATGATAAAGAAGATTACAGATATAGCCGAAATCGACATGTCTAATTTAGACTAGCAATCCCGCCCATAGCAAATTTTTGCCCTGTAGCCATTTCAAACGCTTGTTGGTAAGGTATTCCTTGTTGCATGAACTGTCCATACCTTCTTTGTGCCTCAGCTCCTGCGGATTGTAATCTTCCTGCGATGTCACCTGGATTAAAAACTTGCGATCCGTAACTTTGAACTTGTTGTAAAATGTTCGCTAGTGGAGAAATTTGTTTATAAGCTTCAAAAGCTTGACCCGGTAATTTTGCAATTCCACTTAACATACTTCCAGCACCTCGACCAATGTCACCCACAAGTTGTCCTAGTGTCGGAGCTTGTGCTGTTAGTTCAGGTCGCATCATTGACATAATAGTTCTACCTTGTGCATCTTTCATAGGGACATCGGCACCAGACATTTGCAAACGCATAATACCATCAGGGCCCATCACTTCTTTACCACCAATTGATTGTGCGTTGAAATATTGTTTAGATTTATCTAAATATCTTTGATAGTCCAAACCTCTTGGATATTTTTGCTGAAGGTTTCCAGCCATTTCAATAAATTTATCTTTACCACCAGCGGCGCCAAACATAACCTCTTGATCTTTTTTACTATAATTCGTATAGATATCACCGCCTGGTGTATAACCTGATCCAGGACCTGTTGTTCCTGGAGCCCTAGACGAAGGTTTACTATAACCACTAAAAGAGGGAGACGAGGTCCCTGGTCGATTAACACCCGTAGGTGTTCCCTTATTTAAGTTACCTGTAAAACCTCTGAATCTCATTACCATGCTATTTACCTTTTTTCATAAACCCAGGTTTACCTCTTTTAGGTGTTATTGGTCCAAATTTTCTTTTTGATCTACCGGAAGGTTTAACTCTCTTAGCTAACTCCCTAGCAGCTTTCTTCATAGCATTTGTTGCCATAACTTTGGACATGCCTTCACTCATAAGAGAACCTATTGTTTTTTTTGGAGACTTAGATGTTCTAGGTCCCATCCTATCTTTTAATCTTGTTGGTGTTTTTCCTTTAACTTTTCTACCGATTGGTTCTCCTCTTTCTTGTAATCTTTTTTTAGCTGTTGGAGTTAATGGTTTAAATCTCGTTTGTTTTTTCTGAGCTATCATTACCATACTATTTACCTTTTCTCTTCTTAAGCATCTCTCTGGCTCTTTTGATATCAGAACGACTTGGTCTTCCTGAAGGCTTAAGTCTTTTTACTTCATTAAGAACTGCTCTACTCATTCCAGCCATACCGCCTAATTTTATTCTTTTATCAATACCAGAACGTTTCTTCATTTCACCAGGATTTCTACCTGTAATTGCTTTCATTTTTCCAGGAGACATAATTTCACCAATCTTACGCTTTAAGTCAGGTGTCTTTTTTTCTCTCATTATTATATTTTTTAATTTTTTAAGTAATTCGTCAGAGATTGCTTTAGGTCTTGTGCCTCCAGCTCTCTTTGGCTGTAATCTTTTTAAGGGTTTTTTCTTTGGTAACATTTTTTGCTCCTTGGTCCGTGGTTTATAGTCTATTTACCTCTACCCTTAGACATTGGCCCTAAAAACTTTTTAATTTTTTTTAATCTTCCGTGCTTTTTTACAGAATCAGATAAACCAAATTTTTTTGCGTCCTTCCTTACCTTATTCATCATGGCAACGGTTTTTCGCAATTTTCTTGCTTTAGGTGTTTGTCCTTTAGGCATAGTTTTTCTCCTTGTACTACTAGGAACATAACAAAAATAAATGTCAAGAGCAAAGATTTATTGACTTATTAAATCGGACTTTGATAAGGTGATAGGTACGCACTTATACAATCAAAGGAGGTTATCATGGAAGAAATGAACAAAAAATTAGAGGAGGCGTACATAGTCATTGCTCTCTTACAGGCGCAATTAGCAGAAAAAAAATAGAACTATGCGGTGGTCGGTGAGCCTTGATTCAAGGCTCCAGAACCCCTAGTTACAATTTCGTGCCACTCTTCGTGGGTAAATTCTTCACTACTACCATCTCTATAACTTACTTTATACATAAGCTTTTCCTGCATTTCAGGCGGGCTAGTCAGTTTTGTAAATATCTCCACGTTAGTTACAATATCTTTAATCATCTTGGGAAAGATAACACATTTCCGTTCTTTAACTTACTCATTTTTTGGATAATTAATCGGCGTGTAGCCTCTTGTAAATCTTTAGTATCACCAACTAATTCGTGACCCCAGATATCAGCACAAGCTCGCAAAGCCTCTACCTTCTGTTTTTTATCTTTAAAATAGTCTTTATCGTTCTCGATAAGATCAAGAACCATGCGTCTGGAGATCAGTGACTCCAGGTCTTCGGTAATCATGTTTATGTCCATGATTTAATTCTAGTGATTCGTTCGGGTTTGTAAAATAACTTTTACCCATAATTTGCTCGGCTTTTCGCCTTGCTGCTCTTCGGTTATCACGCAGTTCAGCATATCTCACCGACATGCCTCTGCCATCCATATACTCATGTGTAGGTTTATATTTCATGTTTTCTCCCTTGTTGCCGACCTAAGATTGACCACTCGAAAGGATAAAAGCATCAATACTTACAGCTTTTCACCAAAAAGGTTATACATCTGCCTTAACCGGTCTGGATCGGCGCAGCCGGAACTTGTTAATTGCTTTCTCTTTCAGCTTCTTCAACAGCATTCATTTTGTAATCAGACCAAGAATATTTTCTGGCCTTTGTTACAAACTTCTCATGTTCTGCTTCTGCAAGATCCATGTAGCCTTGTTTGAGATCAGCAAACTTATTTAAAACTCGTGCAGTCTCTTCTAAATCCGTACCTTCGTCTGTCCTCAGATACTTAACTGCTTTACGTAGGTGTAATATGAACAGTTTATCATTTGATATTTCTACGCTCATTTCTTCCTCCTCTTTTCTTTGCTTCTTGTTCTATTAGTTTTGTAATAAATCCACCCATTGTGCAATAATCAGCTTCTGCCATCGGTCTTGCTTTACCGTAAACATCTACTTTGATTGCGATAGATTTGTATTTCGTTGCATCCATTAAATAACTCCTAAATAGTTTAATATTAAAATAAGAATTAGACCTATAGCCATAAACCATCTAAAATAAAATATCAGTGTAACTAATATTAAAGATGTTAGTATAATATATGCCATGTCCTAATTTCTTATCATAATATAAGATTTAAGGCATAAAAGTCAAGGAGATTGAATGTTAAAATTTTTGTTAGTGGGTTGGGCTTGCATCAATGTAGGTGTAGATCAAAAGTGCGTTAAGCTCGCTTCAGAAGTAATACATAATAATTATGAAGACTGCTCTCAATACTACAATGTCATCCAAGATGACCTACTCAGTCGTGATCCTAGTATTTTATTAAATTTCAATTGTGTGCAGACGGGTGTGCTGGAAGATTTATTATAGAGTTCTTCTTACGTAATTAGGAAGAGATCCCTCTTCTTTGTACTGGTGATACGCAGCTTTCCAATCCTTCTTATACTCGGCTTGTAGAAATTGTTTCAACGCACCATCTGCGTCAGGTTCCATGTGCCAGTAAGTTGAAATAAGTTTGAAAAGATTTTTCATGCTGTTGTTATACACAGAAAAGTAATTTTTGGTTTTGTTTTTATTGCAACTCTTGTGTGTTAAACTTTGAAGTCTGCTTCAAATTCAACTTCTGGTTCTTGTTCAACAACAGTGAAGATAGTTCTGCCATTGACTCTTTTCTCATAATAGTTTTGACATAACAAACAATGATAATGATCTGTTTTAGTTCTGAACATAGGAACTGTTACGTGTTCAAAAGAACAATTTGGACATAGCGTGGCTTCGACCTTCTCGTTTTTCTTCTTATCTAGCTCGCCTCGCCCCATGATGGCCCTTCCTCACAGTCAAGCTTGACAGGTACTTCTAGTTTTACTGCATTCTGCATTATCTCTATGATCCTATCTTTTTCCATATCGTTTTCAAATGAACAATCAAGCTCATCATGGACTTGTATGTGAGGTACGATACCTTCTTTGTGTAAGTCAACCATAGCTTTCTTAGTCATGTCTGCGGCTGATCCCTGTATAATTTTGTTTAAAGCTTTGTAAGTAAACGCTCTTTTGATTTGTTTGCCGTGTTCTCTTTCGGCTTCGTCCCTGGGCAGTGGTTTGTGAACTCCGTAGCGTGAAGGCTCCCACAAGTCAAATCGACATTTGCGACCTAACAATGTTCTTACGTGTCCTACATCAGCGGCCTTCTTCATAGTTCTCTCAATCATTTCTTTTACAAAAGGCACACGATTGTGATACTTCTCAAATAAATCCTCAGCTCCACCAGGTGTTAAACCTAGCTCGCTAGATAACTTACCCTTACCCATGCCGTAGAATAGTCCTAGATTGATTGTCTTAGCCTTTTTACGGTCTATTTTGGCCATCTCAGATACCATGGTGTGGAAGTCCGTGTCGGGATTGTCATGGTATGCGTTCACAAACTCATCAGCTCCTTTCAACCCGCCAGCGGTAAGGCTAGCAAGGTGAACCACAAGTCGTGGTTCTTGCTGTGAGTAGTCGAACGCACCCCACTTCTTCCCCTCCTCAGGTTTAAAGATCGAGCGTATCATCGACCCTAAAACCTTTGAGGCGGGAACTTGTTGTAGGTTAGGTGTATTATAGCTCAATCTTCCTGTGACTGTGCCTCCACCATCTCCTCGCAATTGGTTTATCTCTGCATGTATTCTCCCCTTATGTTCATGCTTTAAAATTGTATCAATAAAAGTAGTTCTTGCTTTGTTATATTCTCTTGCTTCTGCGATAGCTTGAACCAACGGGTGTCCATGAGTGCGGAGGAAGTGTTTGTCGAATTTTGGAGCACCCGTCAGTTCAGTTCGTGCGTATGGAAGATCCAAAGCATCGAACATTTTAGATATAGATTTAGCTTCCCAAACATTGATAGACACACCGGTTTCATTTTTGATGTTCTGCAAGTTTGTTTGTTCTTTTTCCAAAAGTTTCTTTTTACTTTTTTCAGCTTGGTCTACGTCAACTTTGACACCATGCCACTTCATATCAATCAAGACTGGAAGGACCTGGTGTTCTAACTCGTTGATGTGTGATAAGTCTTGAGCGTGTATTTCTCTCATAAACACATCATATAATTTTAAGGCAAGCTCTGCGTCTTGCTCTGCGTAAGGACCCACATACATAGGTGGTAATCTCCACATGTCATTCTTGGCATCGACTCCCCAATCCTTTGCAGCTTCATATAATAACGCTTCTGATTTCTTTTCTCCGAGATGATCTTTGGCTAAAGCATTAAGTGAGTATCTCATTCTGTTCTCATCAAGAATAGGTGCCATAAGCATCGTATCCCAAATCTTAGAAGTAATTTTCATACCCATGCGTTTCATCCAACCCACATCATACATGGCGTTGTGACAAACAATTTCAGGACATCTGTC